ACGCCTATTTAAATTTGTGATGTCAATCAATTCATAGGTTGTCGGGATGCTAATATTTGCACCAGACAATTCCAAAGTATATTTGCCATCAATAATGATTTCTGCGTAATCCATTAGCGAGTTTGAATGTTAATAGGGTAAGCAAATTTTAAATTAAACGAAACAATAAAGTTTTTTTGATAAGATGAGTAATTTATTTGAGCGTTTTGGATTAAAACTGGCTTGTAAATTTCGTCTTCAACAATATAAACCTCTGCTGCGTTTATTAATTCTGTTTTTAACCATTCAGCCGTTTCGTTATTTTCGCAACGATGAGCAACCTTTAATTGCTTACTTGAATTAATTGAGCGATAAGATGTTATTGCATAAGGCGTAAAAAAATTTGTGTTAAATGGGTATTCAATTTCATTTTCTTTTGATTGAGTGATTGTGGTTTCTAACCCGCCAGTGAATACCCAACTATCAAAACCGCCGAGTTTATTTAACCACGTTAATTGGTTTGTCTCACAACCAGTATTATTTAAAATAAAATATCGCTCTTCTGTTATTGCAACGCTTGTGTTTCTAATTAAACGAACTCGCATTTTAACTGCCGTTGGGTCTGCTCCAATCCAATTAACTGGAATAGCATTGTGGTATTTAAGCAATGACGTTAAATTGACATTGGTTTGCATTGGAGTGTTTCCATCACTATCATAATAAGTGTATTGAACAAACCCACCAAATGATGTGTCATTGGATAAAAAATATAATGCCGACAACTCATTCGCATGTAATTGTCTGGTCAATGGCGCTTCGGTTAAAAACTTAATACCAGTTACTGACGTATCATTGACAATGTAACCAACCATGTCATTGTCTTCGTTGTATTGCAGTGCTGCGTTTGATGTGTTGTATATTGTAGGCATAGTTTATAAATCAGATGAACCCGTTTCGATATATTCAGCCTCGTTGCCAACTGGATTGTCAAATCCCTCAGCATAGCTAATGTAGTATTTAATAAATGAATTAAAATTGCTTTGAATTATTGGCGGACTAACTAAAGGGAATAAATTTGATGTCATACCCTCTGTTGTGTTACAACTTGCGTTAAAATCTTTTAAAATATCTGAAATGTCTATTGAAAACCAACAAAACCCATCTTTAAAATATGGCTTCAATTGTATTTTTGCAATCAATCCATAATCTGTCAAACATTCAAAATAGCCGTACACTCTAATAATAGCATTATAATTGTTTAGGTATTTAAAATAAAAAACTGGAGAGGTTGGTGCGATTGTATATGGCGCATTGATTACAAAATTATCCCCATCAATTACCTTGGTTACAATCCAAATTCCCGCTAATCCTGCTAATCCGCCATCTTGTGAAATTTTTATATAATCCCCTTGTAATAAACCATGGCCAGAACCATTAAACAATTGAACATATCCATTATAATTTGAAAATCCCTCTGCTTCAATTTCACTTCCTATGGTATAATCGGCCGCAACGTCCGAACTAAATTCATAGACGATTGGATTATAAACGGCATTGTAGGTGTTAGCCTCTAATTCAATTGTTAAACTCATTGTTAAAATAATTTTGTATGTCCTCAAATACCGCTTTATTTATTGCGTCTTCAAAATTTGGAATTGTTTTGTCAACGTAAAAATTCCCCTTATATCCATCACGATGTATTTTTCTCGTAACCAAAAATGCTTGCTCATCCTTAGTTAATTTCTTGCCCTTTGAGCCGTCTTTTTTATCTGGCGCATACCAATCTGGCAACTTCTTAACCCACTCATCAATCTTTGGCCTTACCAGTGCGGGATAATTTCCCTCTTTTGTAATGTCCCTGCCTTTATTCTGCCAAAACCAATAATCATTTGCCATAATAGCAACTTGACTTCTGGTATTTTCTGTTGTCAAAACAACTTCATGCGAGTCAGACAATGCCCCCGCTTTGTTCAATGCAGTTACAAGCGCCTCATTCAGCTTGTTAAATTCAGCCAGTGTGTTCGTTAAATCTATCATGCAAATAAATCACAACATAAACTTGAATCAATTGGCAAAGTTACCGATACGGCAACCGACCACCCATAGTGAACATTGTCCTGCTTTTTGTTAATCATTGTTGCTTGCCCAAATGTCATTGCATCCCTCTCCAAATCTTCGTTCTCAATTTGCATTGACTGAATATATCCAACCATGATTTTATTTAATTGGTCAAAATGGCTATTCATTTTTGATTGCTTATCTGTAAGCGAACCCGATGTGATAAATTGCAGGTTAAACGAATAAGTCTGCGACACAATAATGTTATTAGTCGAGTTATTAGTTACGCTCAAAGGGAATAGCATCCAGATAAGTGGATATTTTATATTCGACTGGGCGTTTAACTCATTAAACGTCCCATTGCCGAAAGCATAAGTTTGCTCGGCTTTAGTCTTGAATATTTCGATTAATTTGTTCACGTCTCAATTTTTCTAAGTTCTGCAAATATGTTCTTTCAATCTTCTTGTAAGTTAAAAAAGTGTATGCCTCAGCAACGCTTGTTTTGCTCACTGCCTCAATGTCTTTATAAACGCCGTCTGCCAATTGCACCAATGTGCCATAACCGCCAAACTGATTAAGACTTTGAACTCCTGCTTCTAATTGAATGTCCTCTAACTCGCTCTCAAACAAAGGTAAGAATTTATTGTGAACATCTGCAAATTGCTCATTCACTTTGTTTTGGTAAAAAAGTGCAACAGATGCGGGCAAGTTTAGATATTCCAAATATCGTTTGTTTGTTCTGGTGTCATAGTTATATTCGCCAGTTTCTAACAAGCATAAAAATGGCAATGCTTTCCATTCGCAGTCTTTAAACTCGGCAATGGTTGCTTTCCAGTCTTCGAATTGTCCAATCGGGCAACTCATGATTTCGTATAAATCTAATCGCTCGCCAACCATAAGTATTTCGCCATTGACTAACATCTGAGCCAATCCAGTTAACTCCAATTTGCCGTTTAAACTGATTTTGTCGTAAACTTCGGGACTGATTCCAGACATAAGCATGACCGCTTCGTTATATTTTTCCTCATGCAATAGATTTTGCAAGTCAATAAAATGCCTCAATGTGATTTCGTCCAATTGCGTAGGGAATTGGTATTCTTTGTCGATGTTAACTAAAACCATGATATTTTTTTTGTGTGGGATTTTGTGCCATTAAATATGCCGTATCTGGCAGCATCGCAAAAGTCATCATTGAACTTGACTGGCTCGTCAATTGCTTTGCCGTTCTTATCTGTTTTCCATTTATAGGTTTTGAACTCTTTCACTCCATTTGGAGAGTCAACCAAAATAATTGGCTTTGCCTTTAGTGTGTTAATACCATCTTTGACCGACTTATCTGCGCTAAAGACGTTAAATCCTGCTCTATAAAGTTCCTCGATTGTGTCTGGTCTGGCAGCATCTGCAAATATTTCTTTTTGGCCAATGTTTAGTTTCTGCATTTTTTCGATTAAGTCAGCCGTTGTCAGTCCGCTTTCATAAATAACCTCTTCCAGATAAAATTTGTTTTCGTCCCATCCACATTTGACCAGTGTCGTGGGATGGTTATAACCAAAGTCTAAGCCGTAAACATAGTCAACCTCTGGGAATGAATTTCCTATCGTCCAATTGCGATAGATAAGACCCTCAATGCGCCCAGTGATTCCCCTTGCATAGACTTTCCACAATTCAATGTCGATGTCTTTGAGCGCCTCTATTTCGGCTCTATTCTCATTCGGGACAAAAGGATTGTTTCTATGGTCGGAATAAATAAACTTTGCGGTCGGATTATTTAAATAGTCTTCGTGAACCCAGAATTCTGCGTCTGGATTAAAGTCAATAAATGCTTTTTTTTTTGTTCTTAGCAATAGTTGCTTTGCAATCTGTCTGTCAATACCATTCGCCTCGTTTAAAAACAAATAGTCTCGCTTTCCAGACTTAGCATCCTGCGAATTGTCATAGGATTTGAACTCAATCATTGAGCCATTAACAAACTTGTAAATTCTGTCGGATTTATTGTAGTCGCTTATCTGAGCGTCAACAATTGGATTGTCTGAAATGATGTTTTGAAAGTCTCTGAGCGCTCCCGCTTTAAGATTCGGAATATCCTGCCCAACAATTGTGATTAATGAGTTTGGGTCTGTCAATGCAAAATAGGCAAGCGCCTGCAAAATAGAATAAGTTTTGCCAGACCATGTCCCGCCTTGGTTAACAATGATTTTAGTCTCGGCGGTTATATTTGCCTCAAATAACTCAGTTGTTTCAAACATCGTTTTCTGTTGACCTTATCGGAAACTCGGTTTTAACAATCTTTATTTCTAATGTGTTGTCCATGCCCCCAGTGATTTGTTGCTCGACCTTTTCGACATATCCTCTGGCTTTGCCAATGGTTTTCAAATATAATTCGATTGCTCGCATCTTTACGTTGTCATTATCTGACTTCATAAGACTAAACAATCCATCTTCGGCCACATCAATGTTTTGCTCTCGGATGTCAATTAGTTCCTCTGGAAATTTTAATGCTCTCTCTCTGACCGCTTGCCTTGTGTAATCAATTTTGAATTGCTTTTCAATAGCTTTTGCAGTCCTCGAAAATAGTCCTGCGTTCTCTCTCAGTATTGCTAAAAACTCTTTATCGCTTATTTTTATGTTCATGACAATTAATGTGAAATTTCAATGATATAATTTACTTAAATTCAGCCGTTTACCTTAGTGATTTGATTTCGAACTTTATAAACTCGCTACCTTTGGCAACTATTGTCTTCAGTATCACTATTTTATAGACGTTTGCATCGTCAAAATTATACTTTTTTTGCAATATATCCAAAAATGGTTTCATGGGATTGTCTATGTCCGATGCTTTGTTGCTAAATCCAAACTCAAAGTCAATTTGATATGGCGGCTCTGGCAGTTGCATTGGCTTTAGTGTCAAAAGCATTTGTTTCTCATAGCTTTTATACTCTGGAGACTTAAATCTTTTGCCTTGCCATGCTTTGTTAACGCTTAAAGGTTTGATGTATGCAATTCCGATAGCCATTCTTTAGTCAGTTTGTTGTCGTGTGCTTTGTTGTGGCATTCCCTGCATAATGCAATTAAGTTTTCAATTGCATCTTGTTGGTCTTTTGTCTTCTTGCCAAACTTAGACCTAAAAACAATGTGATGGATGTCAACCGCTTTTGCTTTGCATACTTCGCAGGCAATAAACGATTGTTCGTCTAAGCCGTAGTAATTAAAATAAACTTTGATGTGTTTCTGCATTGTCACTATTATTTTAAATATTGTGACACTTAACTGGTTATTAAAGTCACTAAATTGCATTATTTATCCCTTTTAAAGCTCATTATTCGTATAAATTAGTATAAATACGGCTCACTTTTGAGCTTTATTTGTAGTCAGGACAGGATTCGAACCTGTAATTGTGGAGCGTAAACTATTTACCACATACCTTTGTAACGATAGCGTTTACCATTTCGCCACCTGACTATTTATTTTCCACCATTGCGCCTATTTTTCTTGCTTTGCGCCTATTTTTTCCACCATAACGCTAAAATTTGATATTATTTTCCAAAGTCAATCTAAAGGGTTACTATTTGCTTTTGTTTGTCATATTATAGCTTTCCAAATGTTTCGTTGTAGTATTTTTCTGCTGTTTCGTATGGCTTATCTCTAAAATGCCACGATTGATTATAGCAATTGATAATTTGTTGCTTCTCCATTTCTTTGGCTTGTAAAAGAATATCTTTATACATTTTCCTTAATTCTTCTGAATCAAAAGATATTAATCCTAATAATTTTAATTCAATAAATCTTACTGCCGTTTGTTTTTCCATTTTGT